GCAAGAAGCAGAGTCCTCCACGACGTCAGGTATCACCGCAGCAGCAGCCAAAGACCAAGTTCTTTTTACTTGGATTGGTAAGACTGGTTCAGTTGATGAAGTTCGTACGATGAGCAGCGAGCTGGGTGGTACAGGTGCAAGTCGCGCTGTTTCGGCTTCTAGTATTGCTTTCACATTCCCACAGACAGATGATTTCCAAGCTGGAGCCGGCCTCGGTTCCATTCGTGGTACTGTTGCCTGGGGTCTTGAAGGGCAAGCTGAAATCCCCGAGATTGACATCAAAGTCGATTCCGTGGCTGTGACAGCGCAGACCAAGAAGCTCAAGGCTAAGTGGACTCCGGAGTTAGGTCAAGACCTTAACGCCTACCACAACCTTGATGCAGAAGTCGAGCTTACTTCAATTCTCTCTGAGCAGATTGCTCTTGAGATTGACCGTGAGATCGTTGCCGACCTTGTTAACGGTGCAACCGCCGCAACATATTACTGGTCACGCTCTCCTGGCTTGTTCGTGAGTAAAACAACCGGCGCCGAAATCGGTGCTAGTTCTGCTGCTCCCGACTTCACCGGTACTGTGTCTGAGTGGTATGAGACTCTCGTTGAAACTATCAACGACGTTTCTGCACAAATCCATCGCAAGACTCTGCGTGGTGGCGCTAACTTCGTCGTCGTAGGACCTGAAGTTGCCAACATCCTTGAGTTTACCAGCGGTTTCCGCGCTTCCGTCACACATGATGACGAGAAGGGTTCGATTGGTGCAGTTAAGGCTGGTTCACTGAGTAAGAAGTTCGACGTTATCGTTGATCCTTACTTCCTCAGAAACGTGGTTCTTGTAGGCCGTCGCGGATCCTCTTTCCTTGAAAGCGGATACGTATACGCCCCGTATGTCCCACTCCAGACTACACCCACAATCTTCGGACCGGAAGACTTCGTGCCCCGTAAGGGCGTCATGACGCGCTATGCCAAGAAGATGGTGCGCCCTGATATGTACGGCCTTGTTATCGTACGCGGACTCCTCGGTGAGTCTGGTGGTTGATAAATTAGCTGATATCAGTTAATTGGTCAAATAAAATGTAAAGCCTCCTTCTTCGGAAGGGGGCTTTCGTTTACAATAAAAAGCTCAAAAATGGCATGACCACCAAAAATTCTTCCGCTAATTTTTTGAGATTTTCGTTTTTGATATTTTCAAACTATTTATATTTGTCATAAAGACAAAAGGAAAAATTATTATGCACGCCCGCAAAAGATTAATGTTCAAGAATAGAGATAGAGCACGCAAGGCTGCCAACCATGCTGCAGCTGCCCCCGCTACACCCGTAGTGGAGAAGGTAGCACCCGTCACACCCGTAGCAGAGAAGGTAGCACCCGTAGCAGAGAAGGTAGCACCCGTAGCAGAGAAGGTAGCCCCTAAAGCAAGGCCTCTCAAGAAAACTTCTACTACAAAAAGATCTGCCGTTACATCGAAAAAGAAGTAAAACTCTAGTTTATTATGATCATCGCCCAACATGAAGTTGGGCTTTGTATTTTATAAACTATTTACATAACAGGGGGATTAAAGTGTGCCTACTAATCTTGGACCAAAATCACAAACTAGCGCGATTGTCTTAACATCAACTGGCTCAACTTTACTTGTCTCCACGTCGCTGCCATTTGGCGTCTATACGGGCTCTGTTGCGTTTTTAAGCGGCGCGTCAGACCAAGTAGCCTTTGTCTACAAAAAGCTCGGTGGAGACGTCGTAGACATCGAGTTAACCCCATCTAACGTATACTCTTCATATGAAGAAGCCGTCCTAGAATATTCCTACATATTAAACTTACATCAAGCAAAGAATATTCTGTCAGATGCGTTAGGGAACACCACCGGAACATTCAATCATAAAGGCAACGCTATATCTGGCCCAGCCAGCGCCAGCCTTAGATTTCCAAGGTTTGAAGCGAATTACACGAACAGGATCGCCGATGGCGCCGTCACAATGGCTGGCCGCGGCGGTACCACTCCAATCTATTCAGCGTCGTTCACAACCACAAGAAATGTACAAGATTACGATTTACAAACAATAATATCCAGTTCTTCAGCGTCAGGTCTTAACGACAGTGGCGGCCAAGTTGATTATGCAGGAAAAGTGACTGATAAGCGAATAATAATAGATAAAGTGTATTATCGCTCTCCTATCGCCATGTGGAGATTTTATGGATATTATGGAGGTGTTGGAGTTGTTGGGAATTACACGACATACGGACAATATGCGGATGATTCATCATTTGAGGTTATCCCCACATGGCAGAACAAGCTACAAGCAATTATGTATGAAGATTCTCTCTATACTAGGGTGTCACACTACTCATACGAGTTACTTAATAACAAGTTGAGATTATATCCTGTTCCGCGCGGCGACGACAACTTTGCTGGGTATCTTGATCGTATTTGGTTTAGATTTAGAGTCAAAAACAACGTTTGGGAAGAAGACGGCGACACTGACACCGGTATTGAAGGGGTTAACAATATAAATACGCTTCCATTTGAGAACATACCGTATGAAAATATTAATTCAATCGGAAAACAGTGGATTCGGAAGTATTCTCTTGCCCTTTGTAAAGAAATGCTGGGACAAATCAGAGGTAAGTTCACTACGATGCCTATACCAGGCGAAAGCGTGACACTGAACCACTCAGAGCTTCTTTCGCAAGCTAAGGAAGAACAAACACAACTTAAAGACAAGTTGATGGAAATCCTCAAAGAAGTTGAATATCCTGAATTGGCCAAGAAGGATCAAGAAAAGATATCAGCAGCAGAAGAAACGCTAAGAAGGTCACCACTGCCGATATTCGTGGGATAATAAATTATGGCAAACGAATGGAAAAAACCCGACGCACCACCCCCGCCACTTTTTCTAGGTAAAAAAGAACGAGATCTTGTCAAACAAGTAAATGACGAATTGATTGAAAAGATCATTGGTCAGCAAATTCTTTACTATCCCATTGACATTGAAACCACGAACTTCCATGAACTATATGGCGAGGCCATAAAAAAGACGTTTCTATCCCCAATTCGTGTATACGCTTTAGTAGAATTCACTGAATACTCAACTGAATATTTAGAAAGCGGCGGAATTGATAAGACATGGGAGATAAACGTGCACTTCCATCGTAGAAGACTGACAGAAGATCAAGATCTATACATCCGAGAAGGTGACTTTGTTTTGTATGGAGATTTTTATTACGAGATAGTTAAACTATCAGAACCTAAAAAGCTTTTTGGTCAAGTTGACCATAGTTTTGAGATTGCTGCTCGCTGCCGTCGCGCCAGAAAGGGACTTTTCGATGCTACCTGATAACTTTGATTTTGCACAATTACCGCCCGGCACCTCTAAGACCACTCTTAAAGAAATAGGTATGCAGGCATCTAATATAGAGAATATTGATTATACTATTGTTTCGTGGATTAAAAAAGATCTAGATTTAAACGCCACCACAAACGAAGGCTTTGTCAATGTGCCGGTCTTGTGGCAAACACCTGAGAGAGCATTTCAAGTAAAGAACGAAAAGGAGCTGAGAGACGACGGTGGGGCCCTTAAACTGCCCCTTATCAGCGTTGAAAGGACCGCTATCACTAAAGACCCTTCCAAAAAGGGCGCGTATCAGGCGCATACATATTCATATGATATGAATGGTAGGATCGGACGGATGGTCCTGGCGAAAAGAATAAAGCAAGACAAAACACGTAATTTTGCTGTCGCTGCCGCCACTCGCAATAAGACTATTGGAGCACAACAACTAAATTCTCCGAGAATAAATAAGAAAATCGTAATACAGACTCTTTCAATCCCAATACCAGTTTATGTCAATGTTGATTATAAGATAACGTTAAAAACAGAGTACCAGCAACAGATGAATGAGTTGTTAGCACCCTTCATTGTGAGAACTGGACAAATCAACGCTTTTACTATGAAAAGGAATGGACACTTATATGAGGCATTCATTGAACAAAATTTCACACATAATAATAATGTTTCCAATTTAAATGAAGATATGAGAATGTTTTCGAGTGAGATAACAATTAGGGTTCTGGGCTACTTAATGGGTGAAGGCGAGAACGACGACCGGTCAATTGTCAGAGTAGACGAGAACGTTGTGGAACTAACTTATCCTCGTGAAAGCACGCCGTTCCCGGGCACCGAAGACTTTTTTACATCATAAAGCAGTTCAGGAAGTGTCTTTGGGATTAAAAATACTATTTATTCATGATTGCGTAAGCATTTAAATACATTAATCACTAAGAGGGACGGATAATGTCAGTAAAAAGTTTTAAGTTTGTATCTCCCGGAGTATTCATCAACGAGATAGATAACTCTTTTGTTCCTAGAACGGCACAAAACATTGGACCGGTCATTGTTGGCCGCTCCCGCAGAGGACTGGCCATGCAGCCAATCCAGATTGAATCCTACTCCGATTTCGTGACAGTTTTTGGAGATACCGTGCCTGGAAATGGCGGCGGAGATATATCACGATATGGTAACTACCAGTCGCCGATGTATGGTACATACGCCGCAAAGGCGTTCCTGAGATCAAACGTTGCCCCTCTCACATATGTGAGACTCTTGGGTCAACAAACTACTACCGGTAAAGCCACTGGCGGCGCAGCAGCTGCTGGTTGGAAGACAGCCAACAGCATCACAACATCGCCAGCCACAAACGGTGGTGCGTATGGACTGTGGGTATTCCAGAGCGGCTCAACTCAAGATATCGGCACCGGCATTTTAGCTGCAGTGTGGTATCTTAATGATGGACGACTTGAATTAAGTGGAACCTTGGCCCACGGAGCCGCCACGAGAACAGCAAGAGGCGTCGGTAAAGTAGTAGCAACAGACACAAATGGACTATTTACTGTAGTGGTTTCTGGATCACAAACTGAAGAAATCACAAAGTTCGGTCTCGATGATTCTAAAGAAACATTCTTACGCAAGAAGTTTAATACCAATCCGCAATTAGCTAATACTAACGCCGCGTCATTTTACCCGGCTAGCACAAGAAAAGACTACTGGCTTGGAGAGACATACGAGCAAGCGATACGTAGAGAAGGATATGCTACAGACACAACGTTGTTTGGTGTGATTCTGGGAATAGGTAATGAGGCTACGTATGGTAGTGGTATCGACAGCGATTATGATCCTAGCAACATGAAAAAGCAAGCAGCAAGAGAAGCCGTCGCAGGGTGGTTCATCGGACAAGACATCGGAACTCCGACAAGTTTTGAGCCAGCTAACATGCAGAAGCTTTTCCGCCTCGTTGGCCGCGGCCATGGCGAATGGTTGCACAAAAATGTGAAAGTTTCAATTGAGAAAATTCGTCAGTCCTCAAAGACGACGGATGCATATGGAACGTTTTCAGTGGTTCTAAGAGACTTAAGAGACACAGACAACAAGATTGTTGTGTTAGAGCGCTTTGATAATCTTAGCTTAGACCCAAAATCTCCTAATTATATTGCGCGTAAAATCGGTGATAGATACACCGAGTGGGATTCAACAACGAAGACACTAAAAGAGTACGGCGACTATTCAAACGCTTCCAAATTCATATATGTTGATATGGACAGTTCAGTGGACGCCGGCGCAACAGAAACAACTCTGCTTCCGTTTGGTTACTTCGGGCCGCCCCGCCCCGCTGCCATCACTGGTATCTCCGGAACTGGAAGCATGGCGGCAGGCTATTCCGGACTGGCTGACTATTTCGTGGTTGGCGGCGCATCCGTCATTGCTGGGGTACAAGGCGTCGACGCCACTGCAGCCGGCTGGGGAAGTGCTTTCCTCTCGGGCGCCTTCTACGGGGGCCCCACCGGTGACGATGGCAACGCACTCACAGGAACCTTGTCGTTCCCAAGTGCCTCACTAAGAGTATCAGCATCTGATGGCGGACTAAAAGATCCGACCAACGCATATTGGGGACATTCTACCACAAGAAGTCAAACATCAACTAGCCCAGATGCAAGTGTAGGCGATTACATGAATCTAATTTATGCAAATTTCCCGGGCGATCCAACAAGCGGAGATTATCTGGTGAAAGGAGTTAACGCATATGAATATGTGTTTAGCATGGATGATATTGTTAGGTCAAGCTCAGCATACTACTATCAATCCGGTTCCCGTAAAGTCGAAGCCTCTGCGACATCATCTTCGTACGCAGACTTGTTAGACGCCGGATACAGCCGGTTCACCGCACCTTTCTGGGGAGGATCTGATGGGTTCGATATCACATTACCCGATCCTCTCTATAACAATGGAATGTCCAGCACTTCCACAGAAGATGACAGCTATGCATATCATACATATCGCAGAGCGATTGACACGGTCTCCGATCCAGAGGCGCTTAACATGAATATGCTGGCGGTTCCCGGTCTAACACTAGATTCACTAACAGAACACATGGTTGATGTTTGTGAAGAGAGAGCTGACGCACTGGCCCTCATTGACCTGCCAAACGTGTATATCCCGAATCATGAGCAATACTACTCTTCTGCAGCCAGCAGAATTGGAACGGATGCTACTCAAGCCTCTCGCGAGCTTAAGAACAGAAGGATTGATTCTTCTTACGGCGCTACATTCTATCCATGGGTTCAGACCCGTGACGATAGTACCGGTCAGCTTCTGTGGATTCCGCCTACGGTTGCTATGATGGGCGTTCTAGCTAGCTCACAAGCTAAGACAGACGTGTGGTTCGCACCAGCCGGCTTCAACCGCGGCGGACTCACTGATGGCGCAGCAGGCATCCCGATTACGGGTGTAACGCAGAGGCTAACATCGAAAGACCGTGACATGTTATACGAATCACGTATTAACCCGATTGCATCATTCCCGAATTCAGGAATTGTATTATTCGGACAGAAGACACTTCAAGAACGTCAATCTGCACTTGATCGAATCAATGTACGCAGATTGGTGATCTACATGAAGAAGCAAATTTCCATTCTATCCACACAGATTCTCTTTGAGCAAAATGTGCAGGCTACATGGAACAGATTTAAGGGACTTATTGAGCCATTCTTGGCAAATGTTAAGACAAGATACGGTATTACCGATTATCGATTGATTCTTGACGAGAGTACAACAACCCCTGATCTTATTGATCAGAACATCTTGTATGCTAAGATTATGATTAAGCCCGCGCGCGCAATAGAGTTTATCGCAATTGATTTTGTGGTTGCCTCAACCGGCGCATCATTTGATGATTAAAACATAGGGGGAATTTAATTCCCTCACTACTTATTTTAGAAACAGGAGAATCCAAATCATGCCATTTTGGTCAACAAATTTCGGAGAGGACGTAACCCTCAAAGACCCTAAAAGAAATTTTAGGTTTACGATAGAATTTCAGGGAATTCAGGACGAGCAGGGCGGAGCCTTAGCATGGTATGCTAAGTCTGCAACAAAGCCAAGTTTTACGATTGAAAACGTTGAGCATAGTTATCTTAATCATAAGTTTTATTATCCAGGTGCTGTCACTTGGAACACAATTAGTGTTGTGATGGTTGATCCGGTCAGTCCGGACGTTACTGCCACATTTGCTGATATCCTTACACAATCGGGTTATTCTCCACCGACAAACGCTAGCTCTTTAGGATCTATCTCTAAAGCGAAGGCCGCCGGCGCCCTGGGCGCAGTGATGATCACCCAAATTGATTCTGACGGTAACCCGCTTGAAACATGGACACTCAAGAACGCATTTGTGAAAGATGTACAGCTTGGCGAGCTTTCGTATGGAGATGATGAGCTTTCAACAGCTACCGTCGAATTAATGTACGACTGGGCTAGCGTGGAAACCAAAGGTAAGTCTGTGGCCATTGCTGGCGGCGGCAACCAATTCTTTAATACATGATTATATGATGACAAATAGCTAAAACGAGAGGTGTATATTGTCTAGAAATCAGGACCGCTTAGGCGGAACTCAGCAGCAGGATACCAATCCTCCTGCTAACATAATGGGAGAAGGAGGCTTCTCCTTCGTAGTACCGACAGAATTCGTCGAACTGCCATCTGGCGGCCGACACTATCATGAAGGGCATCCTCTTCATGGTGAGACGGCAATTGAAATTAAGCAAATGACTGCCAAAGAAGAAGATATGCTTACATCAAAAACTCTTCTTAAAAAGGGTGTGGCATTAGATCGGGTTATATCAAGTTTGATCGTAAATAAGACGATTGATGCGGACTCGCTCCTGGTGGGCGATAGAAATGCTATTATAGTATCAACAAGAGTGTCCGCGTATGGTAATGACTACACAACAAAAGTAGGATGTCCAGCATGCGGCACCACACAGCAATATTCATTCGATCTAAACTCAGCTAACGTATATGGAGGCGAAGATTTAGGTACTGTCGGCACCACAGACAACGGTAACGGTACCTTTAACATTGATCTGGAACGAACAAAAGTATCCGTCACATTTAAATTATTGACTGGCCGCGACGAAAAAGCTTTTCTGTCGGGCATCGAGCTTGATAAAAAGCAGAGAGTCGATCGAAATGTGACAAGACAGTTAAGCGGCATGATAGTCGCTGTTAACGGTGATTCCAATCCAGAGGCAATTAAGTATCTGGTTCACAACATGCCGTCAGCCGACGCGCGCCACCTTCGTTTGGCGTACCGCCTGACATCTCCTAACATCGATTTAGCACAGCATTTTGAATGCTCCGAGTGTGATCATGCGCAGGACATGGAGGTCCCGCTTAATGCGGACTTTTTTTGGCCTGACCGATGAGTATATAGAAAGTGTATACGAACAATTCTTCTTTTTAAAATACTCCGGTGGCTGGTCCTTTAGCGAAGCTTACAATCTTCCAATTGGCCTTAGAGACTGGTTTACAAAACGACTTATTAAACAACTGGAAGCAGAGAAGGAAGCCATTGAAGGCGCCTCGAAGTCCGGCGGTGGGAAAACGTCAAGCACCCACTCATTAACGCCAGATAATGCTCCAAATTTGCCGCAAAGGTTTAAACCGCCACCCAATGGATAAATGAACCCTTTGTTTTTCAGTGGAAAACTATTTAAGTTATAAGGGAGAACTACCGCGTGGCCACAGACGAAACCCCCCAAGAATTAGCTGCTAGATTAAATTCGCTCAGGGACAAAGTTGAATTACAAAAAGAATTCAACAAGCTCACCGCTGAAGCAAAGCAAGCTTTAATAGAGGAAGGTTCTCTTAAGAAAGAACATCTTAAAACGCTTCTGCTGATCCAGGAAGCTGAAAAGCAGAACCTCGACTACGCTGAGCGCCGCGTCGAGGCCACCGAAAAGGAGATCGAGAAGCTTAAGGAAGCGAAAGGTCTCGATAAGTCACGCTATGCTCAAACTGTTCTACAACAAGAACTCAATAAAGCAAATGCTACTCTTAGACAGCAAGAGATTGATCTTATAGAAAAGCAAATAAAAGCAGGAAATATAGAAAATATTGGAAGGCTTAAAAACCTGAAAAAACTCGATAAGCAACTCAAAGGCTTGAGCAAGTATTCTGGAAAAATGGGCCTGATGTCAGGCGACTCCAAACAGTTCACCAGTTCCTTAAAAGAAATAGGTGGCTCCATGGAGCAGAACTTGTTGGCGCCAATGCAAAAAGCCGTCACTGGCGCCACCTCACTTAAAGCGGCCCTCCAAGCATCCGTTGCTCTTCTCCTTGTTACAGAGCTTATAAATTTCTACAAGCGCGCCGTGAAATTAGCCTATGAATTAGGCAATATTGAAAACGCCTTCATGAAAGCAACGGGCGCGAGTGAAGAATTCTCTCGTTCGATATCAGAAACATATAGAGAAGGTCGTAGGTTTGGAGCGACGATGGAAGACATGAATAAGTCCGGCATTGCTTTACACAACACCTTCACCGATTTTACATTTCAAGACAGGGACACAAGAAAGAGCCTCACGACAACCGGCGCCGTTCTAGAGAAGCTCGGAATAAGCAATGATAAGTTTGCACAAAGCGTCCAATTATCTACTAAGGCACTTGGAATGTCTGCCGACCAAGCTGGCCAGTCAATGCTGGATCTTGAAAAGTATGCCGAAGAGCTTGGCGTTTCACCAGAAAGGCTTTCAAGCCAATTTCTAGAAGCCGGAGACTCTTTGGCCAAGTTGGGTGAAAATGGCGACGAGGCATTTAGAGATTTAGCAGCCGCCGCCAAGATCACTGGTTTATCAGTTACCAAGTTATTGAATATTGTCAATCAATTTGACACTTTTGAAGGAGCAGCGAGACAGGCCGGCAAACTAAATGCAGCTTTAGGCGGCAACTTTGTAAATGCTATGGATCTCATGATGGAAACCGATCCAACGGCCAGATTCGAACAAATTAGGGATTCTATTTTAGACACAGGGTTATCATTTGATACCATGTCGTATTACCAGAAGAATTTCTACAAAGATGCCATGGGCCTTAGTAGCGTCAGCGATTTGGCCCTTGTACTTAGTGGAAATATGGATATGGTGGGCGAATCTACTAAGAAAACGCAACAAGAGTACGAAGATGCAGCCAAAAGAGCCCAAACAGTCGCAAGTTTCCAAGAACAGTTAAACATCCTTTTTGCCGAAATGATCCCGATAATAACGCCACTAATTGACGGAATGAGAAGCTTTTTCGGGTGGATGTCCAAAAACGCAAAAATAATAAAAGTAGTAACTGGTGTTTTGCTGACACTTGCCGGCGCAATTATGATATTTGTTCCGGGCGCCGGAACGGTCGGCGGTGTGGCTGGTGCGACCCTGGGACTAAGCATGCTGTTTGACAGTATTAGCTTTGGAGAAAAGAAGATGTCCGGACTGTCGGTATTATTCAAGAAACTTGGTGCCGCCTTAAAGCCGCTCTGGACTGATCTAACACTGTTGTGGGAGCCATTCTCACTATTGTTTGGTGGGTCTGGTGGCGAAACCGGCATGATGGGTATTGCAATAGTTCTGATCGAAGCACTGACTGTAGCGGTAAATTATGCAGTAATAGCGTTTAGGCTGATGACCGCGCCCATCGTCTTGACGTTCGCCGCCATATCTGATTTTATCAAGCTCATCCAGGGAGACTTCACGTGGGAAAAGAGTTCGGTCGGCAAATGGTTTGAGGCATTTATACCGTCGATACGTGGTGTCCTCAGTCCGATTATGGAGCTTTTGCATGCCTTCGGGCTGATTGAAGATGGCTTCGAGATGATGGGGTATGTAATGTTCGAGAAATCTTATGCTTCAAGCTTTTTAGAGGGAATTGTTAAGTTCGGTGAGGCATTTAACTACTTTGGTCAAGGCATCGGCGCCACCTTAACGCCCCTTAGCGCCCTCATCGACAAGATGGTTGTTTTAGGTGACGGTCCGGTGTTCGAGGTGGCTAAGACAGTCTCAGGGTGGTTTGGAAGTGATGACACCACGAAAGCCACCACGGGCGCCCCTGCAGCCGCAGCCACGGCGGCCGCATCAGCCGGCACCACCGTAATCAACCAAGGCCCCGAAACCATCACCAGTATTGTACAAGTCGATCGAGAAGTGTTAGCAAGAGCAGTACAAAAAATAAACGGTAAATCCGCTAGCAATGGCCTTGCAGGCCGATAATAAAGGAAATTAAGATGGCAGACGATAAAGAAATAGGTTCAGCAACAGACTTTTACAATCAAATATTTGATACACACAAGTATAAAGCAAACGAAGTAGGAAAAAGAGGCGAAGTTCCGTATGCAGACGGTTCCGACGCATATGCAAACGAAAAGAAGATGTATATTTCGTTTTTGCATGTGCCGTCCAATAAAAGCATATTCTTCAAGGCGTTCATCACCGCTTACAACGAAACCTACACACCAAGTTGGCAAAGCGAAGAAGTGTTTGGTAGAGCAGATCCCATTCATAGCTTCAAGCAGACAACACGAGCAATAAATTTGACTTTTGTCGTTCCGGCAGCCAGCGAAAGCGAAGCATACGAAAACCTCGCGAAAACACAGAATTTAATCCAATTCCTGTATCCAAATTATTCAGATATAAAGAACAGCGAGCCGGCCGCACAAACGATCTCTCAGGGGCCGCTCTTAAGACTAAAAGTAATGAATCTTTTACAGAATATGGCCGGCGCCGCCCCCATGGGCAGTCAGGCCGCCACCGGTCCCAAAGAGCTAAAAAACGAAAAGTCATATTATACAGAATATAAATCTCGTGGCTCGTCTCCCCAACATGGTCTATTGGGTTTTATAAGTAGCTTTACAGTAAATCATAATATTGAAAACAGAGAGTCCGGTGTTTTTGAGAAAGCACAAAACACTATATTACCAAAAACGATTGAGATCGTTGTAAGTTACACCCCAATCCACGAACATGTTCTTGGTTGGAATGGAGACAAATTCGCAAACGACGTTTTCCCATACGGCGCAACATTATATGATGTTGGAAAACTCCGCGGTGATGAACCAGGCAAAACATGGGATGAAGCCGCAAAAATCAAAAGAGATGGAGATCTTATCGAACAAGCAAAATTGGCAGCAGAAGCAAGATATGCCCGGGCAAGTGGCTTATTTGGATTCGGCGGCACCAGCTTCGCAAAAGATCTAGCTCGCCTAAAAAGTGGCGATGCCACCGGCGCCGAAAGAGACTACCTGCTCAAGGCCACCGCTGGAGCGCATGCGCTCGGTTATGACGACGTAGTCTACGGCCACGGCGACGAAAAGCCGCATGGCCACCACAACTTCACCGGCGGTGGCCACGCCAATATGGAAACTTACCTCAGCGAAGGCGACGATTAAATTATGGCAAGCAGATACGATCAATTCAGAATTTTAAACAACGACAGTGCCTATTACGCACCGTTAAGAAAGTCGCGAGGCTTAAAAAATATTCAACATTATGAAACACCAGTATTACGACATCCTGGCGCTTTAGAAAGAGCAATATTAAAATCAGAAACTCACATCTGGAAGTACGGCAATAGATTTTATAACCTTGCCGACAAATACTATGGAAATGTAAACTACTGGTGGATCATCGCATGGTACAATGGAT